CAGAGAGATACCAGATGCAAAGACGAGTGCGTAGGAGAGACAAGCCTCGTGCTTGCAAGTCTTGTAACAGACAGTTGTCTGCATACAACGATCAAAACATTTGTGATACCTGTGAAGTTGATCCTTCAGAGGTCTCCAAGGTTTTAAGAGAAATAAAAGGATTGATGAATGGTAAAGATAGGTAGCCCAAATGCGAAGCCCAAAAACATTCTTGCTATTGATGCTAGCACTAATAGCCTTGCTTTTGCTATCTTTTCTGATCTATCCCTAGTAAAATATGGAAAGATTAAGTTTGAGGGAAACAATGCATATCAAAAATTGGGCGATGCTGCAATCAAGACTTTGCCTTTTCTTAAGCAGTTCGAAGTTGACGCAATTGTTATTGAGCACACTGTCTTCATTAACAGCCCAAAGACTGCTTCTGATCTTGCCCTAATCCAGGGTGCACTTCTAGGTGCTGCTAAATTGGCAGGTATCAGGACAGCAGGCTCTATCAATCCTATTACATGGCAAAGTTTTATTGGCAACAATAAACTAAGTGCTAAGGAGAAGCAAGACCTGATGGCAGAGTTTCCAGGCAAGTCGAAGAACTGGTATCAGAACAAATCTCGTGAGATTCGTAAACAAAGAACAATTAAGTTTGTTAATACATACTATGATAAAAGCATCCAGGATGACGATGTGGCAGATGCCGTGGGCATTGGTCACTATGCAGTTCACAACTGGGGAAAGATTGACAAGTAGATGGCAAAGTTGTATACTAGTGAAGTCTGGTTGAAGAAAAGATATCACCTAGACAAGAAGACACCAGAAGAAATCGCAAAGGAATGTGGGACAAGCGTAGAAACCATTTACGTTTATCTTGCTAAGTTTGGATTGAGAAAGTCAAGACGATGAAGATTTTAAAACATTTCAAGAAAGTATTAACGGCATACGTTATTAGGATTAACTGTAAGCACGTAGATTCACACTCAGCATCATGTCCATTTACAGGTCTAACATATACAACCTGTAACAAATGTTTAAAGAGAGTTAAGGTAGAAGTAACCAATGGCTAGAAAAAGAAACAGCGTAGAGGTCCTGCAGACAAAGTTTGTTCGTGAAGAGAGACTGGTTCTTGATGGATTTGAGGTGCTCCGTGGAGACACCATCAAGGTAAAGGGACAGTATGGTGGCAAGTTTAAATTTGACTACCTGACAACTAATTCTGAAACTGGATCCCAGTGGGTTGACTGTTTTGAATTACAGCGAGGTGCCACTGGTGCTTTCCGTGCCTTTAAGATTGAAGACATAAAGCGTGTACCAAAGAGAAGAAAGAGAGCCAAGCGTGTCGTTTGAAGACCTAACAATTGAGCACCTTGATGAAGTAAACAAGGTTGTAGAAAAGTATCTAGCAGGTACAGAGCCTACACAGATTTCTAAAGAATTGGCTATGCCACGACAAAAGGTTGTTGCATATATTAACGAGTGGCGTACGATGGCTGCAGACAATGCTGCTATCCGTGCTCGTGCTAAAGAAGCACTTGTGGGTGCAGACACTCACTATACTAAACTAATTAGTAAAGCATATGAAGTTATTGACGAAGCCACAACCATTGCTAACCTAAGTGCCAAAACTGCAGGTATCAAGTTGGTCATGGACCTAGAGAAGACTCGTATTGAGATGCTACAGAAAGCAGGACTACTTGAGAACAAGGAACTTGCCGAAGAGATGATCGCCATTGAAAACCGACAGGAAATCTTGGTGGGCATTCTAAAAGACATTGCAGCAGAACACCCAGAGGTACGAGACAAGATTATGCGTAGGCTGTCAGAAGCGTCTAAAGATAAAGAAGTAATTACCGTGGTGGTTAATAGCGATGTTTGATGATTTCCTGGAAGCACTTAAGTCCGACAACTTTGCAGAGCGTCCTGTGGATGCTAAAACATTTGTTGAGGGCGAAGCGTATCTAGGACAGCCACCGCTATCACAGGTGCAGTATGACATTGTTGAGGCTATGTCACAAATCTATAGACTTGAAGACGTTATTGATCTGCTGGGTGATACCGAGGGTCGCAGATACTACAACAAGTACACAAAGAACGAGGTTATCCTGCAACTCGGTAAGGGTTCTGGTAAAGACTTTACATCTACTGTTGCTTGTGCATATATCGTTTACAAACTACTTTGCCTAAAAGACCCAGCCAGATACTTCGGCAAGCCATCTGGTGACGCTATTGATATTATTAACGTTGCTATTAACGCCCAGCAGGCTAAGAACGTTTTCTTTAAGGGATTCAAGTCTAAGATTGAAAGATCTCCATGGTTTGCTGGAAAGTTTTACGCAAAAGCAGACAGCATTGAATTTGATCATGCCATTACCGTTTACTCAGGTCACTCTGAGCGTGAGTCTCACGAGGGTCTTAACCTACTTCTTGCGGTACTGGACGAGATTTCAGGATTCGCATCTGAGGTTACCACAGGTAATGATCAGGGTAAGACTGCAGACAACATCTACAAAGCCTTCCGTGCCTCTGTAGACTCTCGTTTCCCAGACTTAGGAAAGGTAGCACTCCTATCGTTCCCTCGTTACCCAGGTGACTTTATCTCTCAAAGGTATGATGCCGTAATTGCAGAGAAAGATGTGATAACTAAGACTCATAGATTTGTTATGAATCCAGAGTTGCCAGAGGATCAGGAGGGTAACTATTTAGATATTGAGTGGGAAGAAGATACAATTGTTTCATACAAGTATCCAGGAATGTTTGCCCTTAAGCGTCCTACATGGGTTGTAAATCCTACTCGCAAAATTGATGACTTCAAGTTGGCATTCTTTACAGACATGGGTGACGCTATGCAACGCTTTGCTTGTGTACCAACCTTCTCGTCTGATAGATTCTTTAAGCAAGAAGACAAGATTCGTGAGGCTATGAGCATTCGCAACCCTCTAGACACTAGCAGAAGATTTGAAGAATCTTTCAAACCAGACCCAGATAAAATTTACTACGTACATGCTGACCTTGCACAGAAGCACGACAAGTGTGCTGTTGCAATTGCTCACGTAGATAAGTGGGTAAATCTACAAATTCTTAAAGACTACAATCAGGTAGCACCTATCGTAGTGGTAGATGCTGTAGCCTGGTGGGAGCCGAAGGTAGAAGGTCCAGTAAACCTTTCAGAGGTTAAGCAATGGATTCAGAACCTAAGAAGGCTAGGATTTAATATAGGTATGGTGTCATTTGACCGCTGGCAGTCATTTGATATCCAGAACGAACTGAAGCAGGTGGGTATGAGAACTGACACTGTTTCGGTTGCAAAGAAACACTATGAAGACATGGCGATGCTAGTATATGAAGATCGCCTAGTCATGCCAGCAATTGATCTACTATTTGAAGAACTAATCGAACTTAAGATTGTTAAGCAAAATAGAGTAGACCACCCTCGCAAATCTTCCAAGGACTTGGCGGATGCTGTGTGTGGTGCAATCTTTGGAGCAATATCACACACTCCAAAGGACCAAAACCTTGAGGTTGAGGTTCACACTTTCAGAGATCGCCCTAAAAAGACGCTTGACACAGATCAGAACGGTGTGATACAATATAAGCCTATGCCAAAAGAGGTTAAAGAATACCTGGCTAGATTCGATCTAATCTAACTATAAATATAAGGAGAAACAAACATGACTTCATTTAAGAAGCCACTAATTGCTATTGCCTCAGCACTAGCACTCGTAGGAACTGTTCTTTCAGTACCTGCCAACGCTGCAACCGCAGCACTAACTGTTAACGCTGTTGCAGTTACCACCGCACCAACTACTGCTGCTAACGCTGTAGCACTACCTGTACCTGCAGACAACTCTGTAGATGCAACTGACGCTCTTAAGATTGCTCTTACTAGCGTTGCAACTGGCAGTGCTGTTACAGCAACCGCAACCGATGCACTATTGCTCACCAGCCTAACTGGTGCAACTGCTGCTTCAGGTTCAGCAACACTAAACATTGCAACTGGTACTGGTACCACTGCAGACATCTTCGTGTTCACAAAGACCACTAAGACTGGAACTGTTGCTGTTACGGCTGATGGCGTAACTACCACCTACTACGTAAAGGGAACCGCTGGTGCTCTTAACACAATTAAGGTAGATGCACCAACTGCTGCCCTTGGCACCACAGCAAAGGTAACTGTCACTGGTACTGACGTATTCGGCAATGCCGTTTCTGGTTCTTCTGTAGCACTTCAGGTTGTTTCTGCAACTGCAACTGCTACTCATGCAATCACCACCACTGCTGACGGTACTGCAGTCAAGGACCTAACTGGTCTTGCTGTAGGATCGTACGATCTTCTTGCAACCGCCACTGTATCAAGTGCTGTAACTGGTCTAACTGCTCCTACTGGTTTCGTTCGTGGAACCCTTAAGGTAGTTGACCTTGCTGCTCTCGTTGCAGAGAAGGATGCAGAACTCGCAATCGCCAAGGCTCAGGTTGCAGACCTAACTACTAAGTTGGCTCTTGCAGAGGCTAAGGCTGCTGGCAACAAGGCAAAGTACAACGCACTAGCAAAGAAGTGGAACGTAAAGTTCCCAAAGGCTAAGGTTGCACTGCTTAAGTAACTGTGGTAAAATAGATTGGGGAGAGGGCTTTCGTCCTCTCCCTTTTCTATCACCAAATTATAAAAAGGGGTTATACTAGATGTCCTTAGATATCGTATACTTCTCAAATTATTCGGGGAATACCAAAAGATTTGTGGAGAAATTAAATGCTAGACACAACAACATTACTCGTATTCCTATTGATTGGGATAGCGACAACCCTACTACTGTCACTAACGGTTATGTACTTTTTGTACCGACTTATGGTGGGGGTAGTGAGAGATCTGCAGTACCCAGACAGGTTCGACACTTTCTAAACATTCCTGGCAACAGGGAAATGCTTCGGGGTATCGTAGGACTTGGCAATACAAATTTTGGAGAGCATTTCTGTAAAGCAGCAGAGATAATCTCAGGGAAGACTGGTGTCCCTATAATAGCCAGAGTAGAAATATTTGGAACGTCAGAGGACGTACAAAAAGTACAGGAGAGGTTGGAACAACTAAATGGATAATTACAGTTATCACGAACTAAACGCAATGTTGAATCTATGGTCGGATGAAGGCAAGATTCAATTTGACAAAGACAAGCAGGCTGCGAGAGCATACTTTTTAGATCACGTAAATCTAAACACAGTATTCTTTCACACGCTAGAAGAAAAGTTGCACTACTTGGTAGAGCACGAATATTATGAAACAGAAATCCTAGACAAGTACTCTTTTGAATTTACTAAGGAACTATTTAAGCAAGCATATGGACACAAGTTCCGCTTCCCAACATTTGTTGGTGCTTACAAGTTCTACACTCAGTATGCACTAAAGACATTTGACGGTGAGCGTTACCTGGAGCGTTTTGAGGATCGTGTCGTAATGACATCACTCATGCTTGCAGGTGGAGACGAGAAGTTGGCTAAGGACTTGGTTGAGGAAATCATCACAGGTCGCTTCCAGCCAGCAACTCCAACATTCCTAAACGCAGGTCGCAAGCAGCGTGGAGAGTACGTATCGTGCTTCCTGTTGCGTATTGAAGACAACATGGAGTCTATTGCACGTGCAGTAAACTCTTCTCTACAGTTGTCAAAGCGTGGTGGTGGTGTTGCACTAAACATGACCAACCTACGTGAACTAGGTGCACCAATCAAGAAGATTGAGAACCAGTCATCGGGTGTTATTCCAGTTATGAAGATGCTTGAAGATGCCTTTTCCTACGCAAACCAACTGGGTGCACGTCAGGGTGCAGGTGCGGTTTACCTAAACGCTCACCACCCAGACATCATGCGATTCCTTGACACCAAGCGTGAGAACGCTGACGAGAAGATGCGTATTAAGACTCTCAGCCTTGGCGTGGTAGTTCCAGACATCACTCTTGAACTTGCTAAGAACAACGAAGACATGTACCTATTCTCTCCATACGACATTGAGCGTGTCTATGGTGTGCCTATGTCAGACATCTCCATCACTGAAAAGTACCAGGAGATGGTTGACGATGCACGTATTCGTAAGACTAAGATCAAGGCACGTCAGTTGTTTGAAACCATTGCAGAACTGCAGTTTGAGTCAGGGTATCCATACATTGTGTATGAAGATACTGTTAACAATGCTAATCCTGTAGAGGGTCGCATCAACATGTCTAACCTATGTTCTGAAATCCTACAGGTGAACACTCCTACTACCTACAACAATGACTTGTCATACATGGACATCGGTAAGGACATCTCATGTAACCTAGGATCGCTAAACATTGCTAAGGCTATGGAGTCTCCAGACTTTGGTAAAACTATTGAGGTTGCAATCCGTGCACTAACTTCTGTCGCAGACATCTCATACATTGATTCAGTTATGTCAATTGCCGAGGGTAACAAGAAGTCACGTGCTATTGGTCTAGGTCAAATGAACCTACACGGCTATTTTGGTAAAGAGCGTATGTACTATGGAGAAGAGGAGTCAATTGACTTTACTAACATCTACTTCTATACAGTTCTTTACCACGCACTAAAGGCATCTAACAAGATGGCTATTGAGACAGGCTCACCATTTGACAACTTTGAGAAGTCTAAGTATGCGGACGGAACATTCTTTGTTAAGTACATCTCACAGGAATGGAAGCCAAAGACTGACAAGGTTGCTAAACTATTTAGTGAAGCAAACATTACAGTTCCTACCCAGGAAGACTGGAAGCAATTGGCTCAATCAGTAATGGCTTATGGTATCTACAACCAGAACCTGCAGGCTGTTCCTCCAACTGGCTCAATCTCCTACATCAACAACTCAACATCATCTATCCATCCTATTGCTTCTCAGATTGAGATTCGTAAGGAAGGAAAGATGGGTCGTGTTTACTACCCAGCACCGTACCTGACTAACGACAACCGTGAGTACTTCCAGGATGCTTATGAGATTGGTCCTGAGAAGATCATTGATGTTTACGCTGCTGCCACCCAGCACGTTGATCAAGGTCTATCTTTGACACTATTCTTTAAGGATACGGCAACAACTCGTGACGTAAACAAGGCACAGATTTATGCCTGGAAGAATGGTATTAAGACAATTTATTATATTCGCATTAGACAGAATGCACTAGATGGAACAGAAATGGAAGGATGCGTATCATGTCAACTATAACAAGACCAGTTAACTGGAACAAACTAGAAGACCAGGTAGACCTAGAGGTTTGGAATAGGCTTACAGCCAACTTCTGGTTGCCCGAAAAGGTACCACTAAGCAATGACGTACAGTCTTGGTCTACATTGAGAGACCACGAGAAGTTGCTCACCATGCGTGTCTTCACTGGTCTTACCATGCTTGACACTATCCAGGGTACTGTGGGAGCCATGTCACTCATTCCAGATGCTCGTACACAGCACGAAGAAGCAGTAATCACAAACATTGCATTCATGGAGTCGGTACACGCCAAGTCATACTCAAGCGTGTTTTCAACCTTGTGCTCAACTAACGAGATTGACGAGGCATTTAGATGGTCAGAGGACAATCCATACCTTCAGAAGAAGGCAGACATTGTTCTTGGCTACTATAGAGGAGACGACCCACTAAAGCGTAAGGCTGCATCTACATTGCTAGAGTCATTCCTGTTCTACTCAGGCTTCTACCTACCTATGTACTGGTCAAGCCGTGCTAAGTTGACAAACACTGCTGACCTAATTCGTCTGATTATTCGTGATGAAGCAGTACACGGTTACTACATTGGCTACAAGTTCCAGCAGGCATTCAACGAGGAGACTCCAGAACGCCAGGAAGAGTTGAAGAACTACACCTATGACCTTCTAATGGAATTATACGACAATGAGATTAAGTATACTGCTGATCTTTATGACGAGATTGGTCTAACAGAAGATGTTAAGAAGTTCTTGCACTACAACGCAAACAAGGCTCTGATGAATCTTGGTTTTGATGCACTATTTCCAAAGGATGTTTGTGATGTAAATCCTGCAATCCTTAGTGCACTGTCTCCAAACTCTGACGAGAACCACGACTTCTTCTCTGGTTCGGGATCATCTTACGTAATTGCCAAGCATGAGGCAACAGAAGATGACGACTGGGACTTCTAAAGTTCAACATTGAGGGGGCGAAAGCCCCCTTTTTGTTTGTCTAAACAATGCTATAATTATTTTGTTAGTCTTAATGGCTAGCAAGGAGACCCCAAAATTAAAAAACCCCAAAGACTAATGTTAGCAATACTATTAGCCTTCGCTCCATTGTCTATAACATCTATGGCTTTTGCAGAGTCAAAAGCAGAATACGATGCGACAATTGCAGCAGCAGAGGCTAGAATTTCTGCTGCCCAGGAGGCTCTCAGAGACGCTCAGACGGCTTACGACTTGGCGGTAAGCACTGGAATAGCCCTAAATTCGCAAATAACACAAGCAGAACAAAATCTGCAGGCTGCCCAGGCTGCCTATGATCAGTCTCAGATTCCAGATCCGTCTTGGGAAAGACCTTTAAAAGAGGAAGTTTATACTGTTAGTGTTCCATACACAATAGAAGTTCCTTATATTGTTCAAGAGTCAACAACTAGTCAGGTAGCGACAATCATCCAGGTTCCACACACCTCTATAGTTGAGACAACAACTCAGGTAGCAGAAACAACCTATACCGTTACTGGTGGAGTTACTGCCCAGATGTATAATCGCAGGGGGTACAACAATGCTCCGCCACTACCACTAGCAAATGAAACCCCATTGCTTACAACAACAGTGTCTAACATAGACTTCCAGTGGGGAGGTGGCTGGATTCTTCAGCAAGGAAATGTCTGGTATGGAGAGGATGTGCTTGTTAAATTTACTGGCAACCTCATGGTCCCTGTTGATGGACACTACGAATTCTTTGCACCAGCAGACGATGGGGTAATTCTAAACATTGCTGGAATGGGACTAATCAACGACTGGTATGATAAGGGCGGTGGAGGATCTATATCACAACCAACATGGATTAGAGCAGGCATTCTGTACCCATTCACACTATATTATTATGAAAACGGTGGAGGAGCCTGGGTACAATTCAACGCTAAGTTGGTTGGAGATGCTGATTTTGAAGTTGTACCTTCCAGTTGGTTGGGGACTCAAGTGCAAGAAACAACCACATATCGTGATGTTACAACATCTGAAGAGGTAACAACCTATACAGAAGAAACAGTATATGAA